AGTCTATATGAAAACGTTGATTTGAAGCAGCATTGGCCATCCAACAGTTTCCTAAAGCTGCATCTACCAAAGACTTAGTCAAATCACATGCAAAGTGTGCTTCATAAGAAGTACTATACTTAGATGTTGCTTTAATATAGTCAGAAGTAAAATCTAAAGGATATATATAAGCATGAGTAATATCCTGGCTTGTAATATTATAACGGAAGGTTTTAATAATAGATTCAGATTGAGCGCCTGTTACATCTAAGTAAGAAGACCTGGTCTGTGTTGTATAATTATCTTCCCTTGAAATCCATCTCCAATACCCCCACATAAGACCAAAAGAAGGAACATAATGGCACTCACCATAAGCAGCTTGATGTGCTCCTGGTTCAGTTGTCCCTACCATAAGTTCTGACCAAACCATTTCCGTTTGGGAATAACCAGAGACAGCATCAAAAGAAACAACACGCTCTTCCCAATTACCAAAAGACCAGTAATTTGTCGTAGCAACAGCTTGAACCGTTTCTACCTGATTTGCTATCGGTATCCATGGATCAGATGATCCATTTTTTCTTATAGAAATTACTATACGAATAGTTAATGGATCTAACCCTCCACTGTTATTCATATAACATAACCCGTTGGGGAACGTAATTTCTACTTCGAGACCATTAAAGGAGTTTCCTATGGTTGTGTAAGTGTAAGGACTGCCATATTCAATCAAATGGTTTAAAGGATATTGAGAAATGGTATCGTTAAAATTTGGGATAAGCTCTTGTTCAATATAACCTAACCGTGTATGACTCTCCACTCCATCATACCCATCTGCATTTTGATCATTAATCTTTAAATCATAAATCTTTGAAACAGGACCAAGCCCTAAACAAATAAGTACATTCAATATTTGGTTAGAAGTACCTAATTGTGTTTCAGTATGCGTAGCTATAATATTTCCATAGACCTTATGTATACCATAAATAAATGCTACCGGAGCTCCTTGTGCTTGTATAGTTTGTGGAGAAAAAGAATAGGTTTGAGAAGTATCAAAAGAAGAACTGATTTCAATTTCTGGTTTTGCGGTAGGTAACAAAGATGAAATCAACATTCCACCTACCATCATTATTCCAGTGGTAATTAACGCCCCACCAAAATAGGTTCCTCCTAATCCTGCCATTCCTAAAAATGTTTTAGTAGTTGCTGTTGCCCACCACTGGCCCATTCCAATGGCAATAACCGCAACAGCAAGCATAGCTAAGATTCCAAGAGTATCGTCTCCTTCTACCTTAGGAACAACTGTTATAAAGTCACCTGATTTTAATTGAACAGAATCGATATCATTCTCCTTAATAACAATCCCATTCACTGTAAAAACTAAGGTAAGGTTTGTGTCAGGCGTTTCTTTAATAGCTTTAACATAAGGATGGTTAAAGAACTGTTCCTCAAAAGCCTGTTTTAACTGCCTAAGGGTTTGATCTTGAAAAGGCAGTCGTTCAATGCTTCTATCATTTGGATTAAAAGGATTTGTTCTTTTTACAAACGTTAATGCTTCCATTTATAATAACCCCTGATACGGCCTTTCCAACGAATAGAATTAAGCCTGTCTATTACAACAGCATTCATTCTTGATACATGAATGAATTTAATACAATCATCAAGAACAATGCCTATATGAGAAATAAAAGGTGGAACTATACAAAATGTTACAATACAATAAGGCTCCGGTTTTTCAATTACCTCGAAGCGATTTTTATTTTCCTCAATCTTAAAATCAATTGCCTCAGCTGTTTCAGATGAAGCATGATTGGAAAAAGTATAATCAAATTCTGGAAGTACTATTCCAAGCCTTTTATAAACTTCTTGGCAAAGGCCATAACAATCATAACCATCAGGACCTTTACCATTATCCAAAAAGGGTTTACCTATCAAATCATTAAACAAGTCGTAACCCTCCTTGTCCCGTACCAAGATAAGCACCAAACCTACTACTGTTACCAAGGTCCTGGCAATTTTTTAATGTTTTTATGCAATTAATATCACAAATCCAGGTGATATTATTATCAAGAGTGTAAAGTCCTCCTACTTCTGTCCAGACTGGTTCAGTTAGACCTGACTCTTGATCTAATTGAACATCACATACTCTAAATGTCATAGAAGTATCACCAGCTTTGTAACAACGTTCACCTATTGAATACGCATGAGATGATTGCCATGCATAAGCTGTAACCCTTGTATAGTTACATTCCACACAATCTGTGGAAGTAGGAAAATTAAATCTCCAATTACAATGGTTTGCTCGATATAGGTAAAAAGGAAACCGTTTTAACAAGGGGTTAGATGAACCTAATGTTGCTGTTACTGCTACAGAATCTGATTCGGTAGATAAAATTTCAAAGCTTCTTGTAAAGGCTGGTTCTTCTGCTAAATAAGCAGAATTGATAAGACGTAATGTAGCAATAGAACCTACCGCTCCATCTAACTCCTCCAAATAAGGTTCTAAAATCCGGAGAACATTAGGAAACTTTAAGACTAAATTCTCAATGCTCCCAGAACGATCATCCCTGATAACATCAAGTGTAAATGGCATCCTGGTATAGAGATTTCCTTCATAAGTAATATCATCTAAACTTTTTACAAACCTTATAGGAGACACTTCTCCTGTAAACAAAATATCCAAAATCCACAACCATGCTGAAGTAGTTGTAACCTTATTCTTCTCTAAAATAAGGTTTGATGGAATTGATCTCATTTATACTTCCTCTAAAACAAACTCACAAGATGCACGGTATTGATCACCATAATAATCATAACTCATTTCAAAAGGTGCTTGATAAATAACAGTATATTCAACAGAAGTTATTGGATGTGTCCAAGTAAAGTTGTCAGCACCGCCATTTGTTGTTGTAACCAAATGTGTTAATAAAGCACTGGTGTCAGTTTCATCTAAATTTTTATAAGAAATCCCAAAGGTCTTACGTGTCCTAGGATACCGGTTTCGTGAATGTACAGGACCAGCTTCCTGGGAAGTACGTATTAAGGTATCAACAATACCTTCCTTTATTGGGAATTCAGGTTTGGCTGTTAATGTTGGAAACGCTCCCATTATTTCCTCCCTACCTGTTGTCTAAACTGAGGATCCGTTCTCATTAAATCCAAGAAAATAGTTTTAACTTGTTTCCTTGCATCAAATTGTACACTCGTTTGTTTAGCAGTTGCCTGTACCCCAGTTTTATTATTTATAATAACATTAACGTTTCCAACTGGACCTTTTCCTTGATTAATTTGATCTAAAAATGCAACACCCTTTCTGCTAACAATATATTCACCTGTTTGAATCATAGCAGGAACTTCACCACCTCCATGAAACTTAGGAACAACAAAACCACCTTTATGTCCAATTGGACCTGGCACATAATTAGCTGCTGTAGGTGTTCCAAAAAGGCCTCCTATATCAGTAGCTCCGCCTAAACCAAACAAACTTTTTACTCCAGTCGTTATCCCATAGGAAACAAACTGAGACATTACATTAGAAAGTGCCTTTGCAACCGAACGTAGGAACGCATTAAGATACTCCTCGAATGATTTTAATTCATTCACCATTGAATCAAAGAAGAAATCATTGAATGCAGTTGTCATAGCATTAGCAACATCCTTCATCATGGTTTCCCAATGCTTCCCCATGTTGCCAAATTCTTCGGTTAAATCAACCAGGGTCTTTTTAAATACCCCTTTGGCACCTTCAGTTAACCAAATCTTTTTAATATCATCTTGCCCTTTCCTGGTAAGATCAACAAGTTCTGAAATGTATTTTTCATAATCCTTTACAATAGCTTTGTTCCGTTTATCTATTTCTTTTTCGTTTTCTTCTTGAAAGGATTTATTTTGTTCTCCTCGATGTTTATTGCTATCATACCATTTCTGGTACTCAGCTTGATGAAGATCAATAGCAGCCCTATAAGATTCTGCAGCAAGATTTTCATTCTCAGTATAGTATTGTTCCGCATCAACCATACCATGGTTGTATAACCAATCCAGTGCTTTTTTACGTTCATCTGCTTCCCACTTAGCTGTTTCTACCTTTTGTTGAGCAAGAATAAAATCCTTCTCCGCCAAGATTTTGGTATCACGAATTTCTCCTTTTATTCGAGCCTCTTTTGCTTTTATATTTAAAAATTTGCCTTCTTTATCAGCTTTCTTCTGTTCACTTGCTATCCATTCTTGATCATTTTTAAGTTTTTCTTTTAAAGCTTCTGCCTCTTCACTGCCTTTCTTTTGCTGAGCCTTTCCTATGGCTTGCTGGTATTTTTCATAAAGGTCTCCACCTTTCTTTAACCTTAGACTAAACTTTGTTATAAGATCAGTCCTTCTCTCCCACAGGTCTTTATCTATGGCTAAAATTTTATCAGAGTATTCACTTTCACCCAAAATACCAAGACGATGCAAACTTTCGAGTTCTTTTATTTGAACTGATTCCTCAAATCCTATATTCTTTAATTGTGTCTCAAGAGCCTTTTTCGCTTCACTAATAAACTTGGTATAAGCTCCAATATGGGAAGAATCTACAGTTGGAACATCTCCTGGTGTCTTCTTAAGTTTAGAAGTAAAAATAGCAGCATCAAGTTCAACAATAGCATCCTTTAATATTTGAACATTTTTCTTTACTTCTTTAACCTTATCCTGATCAATTTGCCTTGTAAGATAATTCTCTGGCTTTGCTGCTTCCTCTTCTAACGCTTGGAGTTTGCCTTGTTCTTCTTCATATCTTCTTTGTAAATCTTCACTTAATTGTGCAACCTCTCCTGGTTCCCCACGAGCAATAACTGTAGGAAGACGTTTTGTTATTCCTTCAACTTCAGGACGACCAACATCTTGCATTCGTAAAGCTTCAAACTTCTCTACACCATATTGAATTCCTTGTAACGCTAAAATAGCAAGGAAAATTGCCCAATTGGATTTAATTAAAGCAAAGAATCCTTTCCAAAGTTTGCTTAAAACAGCAATAGCTGATGCACCTTTTTCCAATCCCATCCAAGAACCTGCCAATGCAAGAATCTTGCCTATTGCAGCTGTTGCAACTCCAGCTATGATAACATTTATTAACATCCGAAGTGCTGTTGTAAAACCTTTAGTCGCCTCTTCACTTGCAGAGAGACCTTTGGTAACATCTGTAAGAAGTCCACCAGGAATAGTTAAAGGGTTTAACAATCCTTCAATAGTATCCGTAAGGGATTTGACAGCAGCATAT